TGAACATCTCACGGATGTTACGATCGAAGAACTTGTAGTCGTTGCCCTTTTCTGGCTTGAAAATGGATAATCTTGGCATATCACACATATTTATTGTGCAGGCAAAGGCAATAAATATGAGTATGTCAGAACTTCAAACAGGTCAACAAGAGATATTTGATTATGTGAAAAATAACCTCGGTGAGGGCATGATCGATGTTGAATTAGACCCAAAACACTACCAGACGGCCCTAGAAAGAGCCACAAACAGATACAGACAGAGATCTTCAAACGCAGTTGAAGAATCATATGCTTTCTTGGAACTCAAAAAGAACCAAAATTCCTACATTCTACCAGATGAAGTAATCAACGTGAGAAACTTGAATCGTAGGACTGTTGGTTCACGTACAGAGGGCGGTGAAGGTGGCACACTTTTCGAGCCATTCAACCTTGCCTACACAAACACCTATCTACTGAGAGCAGGAGCCACCGGAGGCCTTGCCACTTACTATGCCTTTGCAAGTTATCAAGAACTTGTTGGAAAATTGTTCGGTAGTTTCATACAGTTCCATTATGACAACGCCACTAAAAAATTGACTATCACACAAAGGCCAAGAGCAGACAACGAAACTGTGCTTATGCACACAGACAACTACAGACCAGACATAACATTGTTCAAAGACATATACGCAAAGCCTTGGATCAGAGATTACACACTTGCTGTGTGCAAAACCATGCTAGGCGAGGCCAGAGGCAAGTTCAACACCATAGCAGGTCCACAAGGTGGTACCACCCTGAACGGTGCTGAACTTAAACAGCAGGGCATGACAGAAATGGAAAGACTTGACCAAGAGATAGGCAACTTCCAAGAGGGCGGAACACCTCACAGTTTTGTTATTGGTTAATACCAACATTCTTAAAATTAAATAATAGCGAAATGACAGATTCCAGATATAGAAGATACTCTGACCTCAGCATAGACGAACTGGAAGTCGTTGTTACAGACCTTGAAAATATGAGCCTACTCGCTCTCAAAAAAGGTAAAAAAGATTTTCGTAAAACAATATTGGCCACTGTACAGGAAGCCAAAAAAGAGATTGAAAGACGTCTAAAAAAATAGTATAATCTAAATATGCTTATAGGAATTGTAGGACTAATTGGTTCTGGTAAAGACACCGCCGCACAAAGGCTGGTGGACAAGCATGGCTACAGAAGGGACAGTTTTGCGAAAAGTCTCAAGGACGCTGTCGCGGCCATGTTCAATTGGAACAGAGAAATGTTGGAAGGAAGTACAAAAGAAAGCAGAGAATGGCGTGAAAAACCTGATGCTTTTTGGAGCCAACAGTTTGGCAAGGACGTGACTCCGCGCTGGGTTCTGCAACATTTTGGCACAGAAGTCATGAGAGGTCAGATGTATGACGCAATATGGGTGGACAGTTGCCTGGGCAGATATGACGGCAAACCCACTGTGATATCTGACACAAGATTTCCTAATGAGATTGATCAGATCAGAGCACGTGGCGGCAAGATAATACGTGTAAAGAAAGGTAACGATCCAGAATGGTTCACAAATTACGTGGAAGGCAATATAGTACCACAGGGTGTGCATTCATCTGAGTATGTTTGGGCAAGGTCTGATTTTGATTTCACCATTGAAAATAACGGATCATTAGAAGAACTATACAAAAAAGTAGATGACCTAATCGTCAGCAACAAGATCACCCATGCGCCATCCAAGCCTTCGGGTTCCACTCAACCTTTGGCAATTGGCACAAACTGTTTTTAAGTTAGAAGCGTTGGTATTACGCAGATTCCCATCAATAAACAACACATCCAACTGGGTTGATTCTGTGGCCCTGAAACCACACAACTCACATTTCCTGGCTTTTTTGTAACCAGACCTTTGCAGTGCTGTGATGCCACCAATCCTCTTGCCTGCCTTTTTACGATTGCACGAATCACATAGTCTCCTCCAATAAACTTTACCATAACGACGGTACGCATATGCTTTAGGTTTGGACTTGCACTGTTCACACAACGGTCTAAGGTTATCGCTCATATGCTATATTTACGTCGCCTATATAGGCACCTGTTAAATGGTAAATTTTGTCGTAAAAACCGTATGATTGAATAAATAACTCTAGTATATACGTAACACTTGCAAGGAGAATACGAAAAATGGCTTTAACATCACCAGGAGTAGAAGTTTCAGTAATAAACGAAAGTTTCTACGTACCATCAGATGCGGGTACTACACCACTATTCATAGTAGCATCATCAAAGGACAAGGCAAACGGTGCAGGAGACGGCACAGCGGCAGGAACACAATCTGCTAACGCCAATACAGCATACCTGATTTCATCACAGAGAGAATTGACAGAGACTTTTGGAGATCCAAAATTCTACACAGACGCTTCAGGCAACCCATTACATGGATATGAATTAAATGAGTGGGGACTACAAGCGGCATACAGTTTCTTGGGCGTTGCCAACAGAGCATACGTGTTAAGAACAAATGTTGACACGTCGGAATTGATCGGAAGTGCAACGGCTCCAACAGCGAACCCAACAGATGGCACATACTGGTTTGACCTTGCATCAAGCAATTATGGCATCTTTGAGTGGTCTCAGACAGATCAGAAATTCACGGCAAAAACTCCAATCTTGATCACATCACGTACTGACCTGGTAGGTAACGCAACGACTGGTGCTCCAAAGACATCAGTGGGATCAATAGGAGACTACGCCATCAACACAACTCATGTAACAAACAAAATCTATTACAAAAACGCCAGCAACGAATGGAAACAACTCGGAACTCCGGGATGGCACAGTTCTCATCCTATCGTTTCGGTTGCGTCAGGCACTACAGTAACTAGTGGTAACACTTTCACAATCAACGGGACCACAGTGACACCTGGCGGTGTCGCTCTAACAGACGTGAGAGATGCTATCAACACTGCAAACTCTCCGGGAGTTACAGCATCGATCAACAGCACAACAAGTGCTTTAGAAATCTTCCACAATGGTGTAAGGACTGGTGACTCTACAGCAGGCAACAACACTATCAGGTTCGAAGAGGGCAACGGTGTACTTGCTGAACTAGGAATCACAGCAGGCACATACAACGGTGCTAAATTTTTTCAAGCGGCTCACACGTCAAGACCAACTTGGAAAACAGCAGACGAGGACAGACCCAACGGTTCAGTTTGGTTCAAGACAACAAGCGCCAACTCAGGTGCAAACATTGTTGCTAAACTTTACAGCTCGGCAAATGCAAGTTTTTCAACTGTAAGTGCGCCACTTTACGCAAACCATCAGACTGCGATCTACAACCTAGATCCTTCAACAGGTGGTACAGCAATCACAGTGGGTACAGTGTACACACAATTCAACGTGACTGAAAACAATGACCCTGTAAGTGCTCAGGATGACACAAGAGAGCAGGGTGACTTCCAACTTTTCAGATACGAGGGCGGAGAAACAGTAATCCAGTCCAAAACTACACAACCAAGTTTCACTCATAACGAGACTTTTGATGTTCAAGAATCAGTTAAGAACAGTTCATCGTTAGCGACGGCGAAAAGAGTTACAATACAATCAGGTGATGGATCTACCTTGGCTGACAACGAGGACTTCGTCACTGCATTCACAGCCGCAGGTTTCACGAATCTTGAAGCATCTATTGTTTCATCAGGAGAGTACAAAGGTGCAATCCAGATAAAACACAAATTGGGTGGTGAATTCAGAATGAACAACATATCGGGAGATCCTTTGGGAGATGCTGGTTTGGGTGTATCACAAGCACACGATTACGGTGGATACGAGACTAACAGCACTACAAAGATCGACAACTTGTACGTTGCACCAACAGGCGACTCTGAAGATTCAACAACAGGAAATGAAGTTGTTGCTTCCAACTGGAAACGTTTGAGCTACACTGCATCTTCAAGTGCACCAACTAATGAGCCAGCAGACGGTACATTATGGTACAGCACCACAATAGACGAAGCAGACATCATGACGCACAACGGAACAACTTGGAAAGGTTACAGAGAAGTTTACGCTACAACCGATCCAAATGGACCACAGTTCAGTGCAACAGCACCAACTACCCAGTCAGATGGAACAGCACTTGTGAACAACGACTTATGGATTGATACAAGTGACTTGGAAAACTATCCAAAACTTTACAAATACAACACTTCTGCAACATTGAGCTCTACAAACACAGCCAACCAAGTTGCAGTGACTACGTCAGGAGCGGCTTGGGAACTTGTTGACAAGGCAGACCAAACAACAGAAGATGGTGTTGTTTTTGCCGACGCAAGATCACACACTTCAAGCGAGAAGCGGGCAGAAGGAAACACAGGAGCAGGTGCTTTCAGTTCAATCAAAAATCTTTTGAGTGATGACTTCCTAGATCCAGATGCACCAAATCCGGCTTTATACCCTCAAGGTATCTTGCTATGGAACACTAGAAGAAGTGGTTACAATGTTAAAGAATACAAAAACAGTTACATCACAACAAGCAAATATCCTGGATCAGGTTCTTCTGGTTTGGGTAACCCAAGATACAACAACGAGAGCGTATCTAGTTACTACCCAGACAGATGGATAACAAAATCGAACAACAATGCCGACGGATCAGGATCATTTGGTAGAAAGTCTCAGCGAAAAGTCATAGTTGAACAAATTAAATCTGAGATCGACACAAACCAAGCGATAAGGGAAGACCAAAGAGGTTTCAACGTGATTGCTTGTCCTGGTTACCCAGAAGCGATTTCAAACATGATTAACCTAAACACAGACAGAAACAACACAGCGTTTGTTGTTGGTGACACACCTTTAAGACTAGAAGGCACAGCGACGTCTATACAGAGCTGGGCCAACAACACAGCGGGTGCCACAGACAACGGTGAGGACGGACTAGTAAGCGCAAGTGATTACCTTGGAGTATTTTATCCATCGGGTCTGACAACAGACAATACAGGTAAATCAATTGTTGTTCCGGCATCACACATGATGATGAGAACACTGGCAAACAACGACAACGTTGCTTTCCCATGGTTTGCACCAGCAGGTACAAGAAGAGGTGTTGTGGACAACGCAACTTCAGTTGGTTACATTGACTCAGCAAGTGGAGAGTTCGAAACGATCTCTGTGACTGAATCTGTAAGAGATTCAATGCACGAAGTGAAGATCAATCCAATAACTTTCTTCTCAGGAGCAGGTATTGTGAACTTTGGAAACTTGACTAAAACATCGGCTAGTTCTGCCTTAGACAGAATCAACGTATCAAGACTAGCAGTGTATCTAAGAACACAATTGGATTCAATTGCTAAACCGTTTATTTTCGAACCAAATGATGAGTTGACAAGGAACGAGATCAAACAATCGATCGAGTCATTCTTGTTAGAACTAGTTGGACAAAGAGCGTTGTATGACTTCCTAGTAGTTTGTGATGACACAAACAACACACCTACAAGGATAGACAGAAATGAACTTTATGTGGACATAGCGATTGAACCTGTGAAATCGGTTGAATTTATCTACATACCATTAAGAATCAAAAACACAGGGGAGATTGCAAATTTAGGGAACTAATTTTGGAATAAATAGGAGAAACAGATGGCAATATCAACTTTATCAAAATTCACAGTACCTTTAGCAAACGATCAGAGTTCAGCATCACAAGGCTTATTGATGCCAAAACTACAGTATCGTTTCAGAGCGATCCTGGAGAATTTTGGAGTATCAACACCAAGATCAGAACTTACAAAACAAGTAATTGATATTACAAGACCAAATCTTACTTTTGACAACGTTACATTAGATGTTTACAACTCTAAAGTATATGTTGCAGGTAAACATACTTGGGAACCAATTACAATTAATTTAAGAGATGATGTAAACAATTCAGTAACTAAATTGGTTGGCGAACAGATCCAGAAACAATTTGATTTCTTCGAGCAAAGTTCGGCGGCATCAGGTATTGATTACAAATTTACTGCTAGAATTGAAATGCTAGACGGTGGTAACGGCGCAAGTGCACCAAATGTGTTAGAAACATTTGAGTTATACGGTGCATACGTAGAGAACGTTAACTACAACACACTAGCATACGCAACTTCAGATCCAGCAACTATCACGATGTCAGTAAGATACGACAACTGTATCCAAACTCCTCAAGGTACTGGTATAGGTTCAGCGGTGGCGAGAACTGTGGGTACATTGAGTACTGGTGGTTAATACAATTTAGATCAGCAATTATAAACAAAGAAAGCGTCTTTAAAGGCGCTTTTTTTGTGGCCATAAATATCCATATGCCAAGCATCAATAATTTTTTACAGGGCTTCCAAGACAACCTTCCCGGAATGAAGGACTACAGGCACGCATCAAGATTGTACATTGATAACAATCATAAATTGATGCCGAAGCAAAAGTTCCTGTTCCACGTGGTTTTCGACACAGATGAGAGCCTGTTTGCGACAGCATTCAGCCAGAGTGAAAAGTTTGAACTCAACATGCTGGTAAAGGCCTGTGACCTACCAAAGTTCGACATGAGCGTGGAGGAGAAAACGCAGTACAACAAGAAGATGTACCTGGCAACGAGGATAGCGTACGAACCTGTGAACATCACGTTCCATGACGACCATGCAGACACAGTCAATGCATTTTGGAAAAAATATTATGAGTACCACATAGCAGACTCTGTGTCAATGAATTCAGATCTGAGCATCGATGCGACCAAAGACGATTATTATCTATATGGAAGTGCCAGAAGGACAAACAAATTTGGTATGGATACTCCGGCTCAAAGGAAAAAACCTTACCTGAGGGGCATTGAGATTTTTGTGTTACACAAACAACGTTTCACATCAATGTCGTTGGTCAATCCAAAGATAGGCTCATTCAGTCACGACAATCTGGATGCCGCTGACGGACAGGGTGTTTTAGCAAACACTATGCAAATACTTTATGAAACAGTCATATACCAGACAGGCACTATAGGTAAAGGAGAAATTCCAGGATTCGCGACCATACACTATGACAAGGAACCGTCACCTTTGACAGTGTTAGGCGGAGGTACAAACAGTATTTTTGGTCCTGGAGGTATCGTGGACGGTGTTGGATCTGTAATCAGAAATGTAAGTGAAGGAAATGTGCTTGGAGCAATTCTCACAGCATCAAACACATATAGAAACGCCAAAAAAATTAAAAAGAAAGATGCAAAAGAGGAACTAAAAGGGCTGGCCAAGAAAGGAGTGCTGGAGGTTGGAAAACAGGCAGGCACTATAACGAATCCTGTAGGCAGATTCGCAGTGGGCACTGCGGCCGCGGCGGCGACTGTTGCACTAGTGGCCTCAGCAAAAGGAACCACAGACAACACAAACAACAGCAACAACAGTGTGGTGACTACGCCAACATTAGACACAGTTAACTTCTTGACAGCGGACGAGGCCTTTAACCTAATTTCGAACAACCAAGAAGTTAAAGATGAAATCGCCGCAAGTATATACTTCAAAGACATAGGATCTCGAAAAGACTTATCTGTGGCAGAATCGGATCTGGAATACGCCGGCAGTTCAAACACCGTCAAGACAGTGTATGAAAACAAGGCAATCACAGACGTAAGAAAGTTAGTGACCGAAGGATACATAAAAATTGAAAGATCATCACAAGACGTAGAGATCGCAGTCGAGAAAGCAGGATTATAATGGCAGAATTTTACACAAACTTACCGCCAAAACAACAAAACGAGTTAGACAAAACAATCGAAAAACTAACGACAACAAACTACCAAACAGAGTACCAGTTCAACGTTGGTGAGTACGACAGCACTGTGGCCTTCTTCGTTAAGAGAGGTTTCACAAGAACTTCAGCAGAGTCAACAGCATACGTGATATTATCACAGGCAAAGATTGATAGTGTAAAACCTCAGGAAATTTTAGACAAATTGACCTACGCCTCACCTGCAAAGCTCAGTGAACTTATCACAATAATTTTAAATGCCAACAGGTACAAATCCAGTAGGCTGGGAGTAAGACAGACCCTCAACACAACAGGAACAGTATCTAGAAATATAATAGATTAATGATTCCTAGATTCGCAAATGGAAAGTTCTCACCTAAGAACGGTGAAAAATATGTTGGCATCAAGACTCCAACATATAGAAGCAGTTGGGAACACGCTTTCATGCGCCTATGCGATGAACATCCAAATGTTTATCAATGGGCATCAGAGTCAATCAAGATTCCTTACAGGCATCCATTCACAGGCAAGTACACAGTTTACGTGCCCGACTTCTTTGTCGTGTACATTGACAAGACGGGAAAGAAACACGCCGAGATGATAGAAGTAAAACCAATGTCGCAAACAAACATGGAATCGGCAGGACGGAGCATGGGTAAAAAGAAACAAGTCGTGATTAATCAGGCCAAATGGGAGGCCGCGTCGGCGTATGCAAAGCAGAGAAGAATAGGTTTCAGAGTGGTGTCAGAAGAGCAGTTGTTCCATCAAGGCAAACGTAAGTAAATATACACATGACAAAAAAACTAGAAGATATTCTTAATTTACCAAACGTCAAAGAAGCATTCAAGGAAGTTGATAAAAAAGAAAAACACAGAGCATTAAATGAAACTAACGGTTCGTCCGCAAACAAAAATTTAGATCCACAAACAAAAGCAAATCTGGAAAAAAGTTATAAAGAGTTTGACAAAGTTGCGGCCGCACTGCCACAGGTCAAAGGACTTGGAGAATTAAGTGATCTGGAACTAGACAAACTGGCCATAGAGGCAGAAGAAAGTTATAAGAATCTTATGGATTTGGGGATGAATGTGGACTCACGTTATTCAGGCCGAATCTTTGAAGTTGCCAGCACTATGCTTAGAAACGCCATAGATGCAAAAAGTGGTAAAATTGACAAAAAACTCAAAATGATTGAACTACAACTTAAAAAGCAAAAACTAGATCAAAACGACAAAGACGGTACAGCAGTGGAAGAATCAGAGGGTTTTGTCATATCTGATCGAAACGAATTGATGAAGAAACTGCTGAAAAAAGACTAAATATTGCATATGAGCACATTCTCACAATACCTTACGGAATCAACAAAGTCATATGACTATAAAATAAAGGTTGCGGGCGCACTGCCAGAAGGTTTCGCTAACAAGATGGAAACTGCACTTCAAAAATTTGACGTTGCTAACATGTCATCAGGGAAGAAAACACCTATAATGACTGTGCCTCTTGATTTCCCACAACTGAGCAACGAAGAAGTTACTATCTTTGATGTGACTACAAACTATCCAGTATCAGTAAGAGAATTAAAAGAATATTTAGGGGTGTATATGAACTTGCCACAGACACACATCGTTGTCAGGAAACCAGGCGAGCCAACAGAGGAATACCAAGATAACATGCAGGTAGCAAAAAATTCAGAATACAAAAATAAATTATTGGATTTAGAATACACAGATTCGGCTAAAATTAATGCAGAAGACTTCCATTCAGCCAAGGCCAACATGAGCCTACTAAAAGAATTACTTAAAGACAGAGAAGAGAACAAAGACCAACCAAAAGAAAAAGCAAACATTCAAAGCAACGAAGAGCAGGGTACTCCCAGTCCGCTTTCTAAATCAACAAATCCACACCCAGATCCAAAGAGGAAATAAGTTATGGAAATGATCGACGTATTAAAGAAGTTACAAGAAATCGCAGAGACCAAACCAGAATTAGTTAAAGATGCTGTGGAGAACGTGGAGAAAACAAATCCCAAAGTTGACGAAAGCAGAATGAAAGACTACCTACATGATGAGGCCGAAAAACTTTCAAGAAAAGAATTTTTAGAAAAGCACGGAAGTAGCCTAGCAGGTTTCTACGATGCAATAAATGGTGACCCAGAAGACAATGAAAAGCCAATGGAAGGCAAAAAAGAAATGAAGAAAGAAACAGTTAAAGAAGCAATACAAATTTCAACAGACACGCCAGAAGAAGCAGGCATGATGATGCAGATTCTTAAACTTGCAGGTGTTAAACCAGTTGACGCTAAAATGATCGGTGCGCAGGACGACGAGCCAGAGCATGACCATGACGACGCAACAGGTTCGATGGACATGGCCAGAATGAGAGACATCGTAAAGAAACCAGAGGATGAAAAAGCAGAAGAAACATTTGCCAACGCACCTGATGGTTACAAAGGTGAGCCAGAAACTCATGACGTTGACACTCTTGTAAATGTACACTCAGGTGGACTGAACAGACAGAAATCTCAACACAGAAAAGAGTATCCGGGTGACAACCCAATGGCAGTTGCCAAGGAAGACCAGATCACAGAACAGGATCTAGCAAACAGCCTGAGAGAACAATACCAAAATTTCAAGAAGGCTTACCAAGAAGCCGCCAAACCTGATTTCCTTGACATGGACAAAGATGGTGACAAGAAAGAGCCAATGAAGAAGGCCGTCAAGGACAAAGAGGCTAAAGAGAAAAAATAAGTTAGTTTTCTACCACACTCTACGACATTAAATACTACGTTATGGCATACGTAAGTTTAGATTCAGACCAAATTAAGAAGGCCAATAAAAGGCACAAATACTCAAAGGAACAAGTAGAACAACTTGAGAAGTGCATGGACGAGAAGACAGGCCCTTTGTATTTCATGAAACAGTTCATGAAGATCCAGCATCCTACCAAAGGCGAAATGCCTTTTGAACCTTATCCGTACCAGGAGAGATTGATCGAAGCATACAATTCACATAGATTCAGTATTTCGATGTTGCCCAGACAGACAGGCAAGACAACCTGTGCCTCGGGCTATCTTATATGGTACGCCATGTTCAAGCCAGATTCACAGATACTAATTGCCGCACACAAATACGCAGGAGCATCAGACATCATGTCTAGGGTGCGTTATGCATATGAGATGTTGCCGGCTTGGATCAAAGCCGGAGTCAACCAATACAACAGGAACTCGATAGAGTTCGACAACGGATCAAAGA